TAAAGTTTTCTTTGCCTAGTGACTGTATGTCTGCTGTTAGCGCATCGCTAGAACCATAATAGTCCTTCCAATCGCTTTCAATTTTGCCTCGAATCTTCTTTTTCTTCTTTTTGCCGTTCTTCAACGTTACCGTTTTGTAGGTCGTTTTTGCAAATTTTGCTAGTTTTTTGCCTATGTACTTGCGTCCAGAGATGTTGTTGGTTATAAGATATACGAATCCAATATACTCTTCTGAGATCTCTTCAACGATTTTTTTCTTATAGTGCCAAGTCATCCCTTATGTAGTCTTCTTCGGCCTCCCAACCATGCCTTTTCTGGCTGCTTTACGTTCTTCTCGTTTATTTTGTATTTCTGTGCGCCTTGTGCCAGCCTCGTTGCGTATTTCACTTAGCCAATATCGTGCCTTAATGCCTGCTTCATCTGAGCCTCGGTATTCAAAACGGTCTTGCCATTTAAAATACTCCTGGAAGGCCCGGATCATTTTATCGTGTGCTTCTGTGGTCAAGCAACAATCTCCACATCATTGCTGTAACTTGTAAACCCGTTCTCTTTAATAACTTTAAGTACATGATTTACCCTGCTGGTTAAATCATCTCTATGACTGATTAGGAACACATTCTTATTGCGTTCACGAGTCATCTTCTTTAATACAGCAATACTAGATTCAACGCCACTGGCATCCATGCCACTATCCACAAGCTCATCAATGAATAACAAGTTAATGGCCTGGTATAAGTTTTCCCATACATCACGGAATGCCCAACTCATAGACAAAATAAGCCTATTGCGCTCGCCACGCGATAAGTTATCAAAGTCTAGATCCTGTCCTAGTTGTGTAATTAACACACTTAGGTCATTTTGAAATTCTACGATGTGAGGAAGACCGATACGATCTAGATAATACGTTAGACGCTGATTTAAGTAAGCCAAATTCTGATCGATAATACGTTTACGGATGAACGAATCTTTATTTGTCAGCAACTTGTGTAAGAATTCTTGATGATCTTTAACACGCACTAGTTGATTTACAGATTCGTAGTCAATTTCCTGCACCGCAGTTTTCTTTAGTTCTTCAATTTGTTCAAGATAGGGATTAGCCTCTTTAACTTTAACTTCGATATCACGTTCTAAACTACTCAGTGTGTTCTTGTGATTCAATGCCTGTTCTAGATTGTCGTAAACCACTGAGGGACAATCGCCTAATTCACCTAGTTCTTTAAGTGAATCAGTATGTTCCATCAATTGTGTATTAGTTGCCAATGCTTGCAGTGCAGTTTCCTGCAGGTCTTTGCGTTTCTTTGCTAGTAGTGCTACCTGTTTGTCATCGTGAAAGCCCTGTCCGCAACTATGACAGGTGTGATTTTCTAAACTGGTAATTTCTGCTTTCAGTCTATCTATGTCTTTGACTTCACGAGCTTCATCTAGGTTACAACGATTGATCCAATTGTTTAATTCGTTGATTGTTTTACGCTTTGTATTATAAACATCCAATGCTCGATGTGCAGCAATCTCTTGATCGATATCAATGTCTAAGAGTTTTTCAATAGCCTTAGCTAGATTAGTAATATTAGTTTCGTGTTGCTCTTCCCACAATCTTTGTTTGCGTTCTAGTGCGTCGATACTCTGTTGAATACGATCGTTGCTGGCTTTGATAGTTTCTATCTTGGTATTTTCTGTAGCAATAGAATCTTTGCTATTTTTAATCTGTTCTTTAAGTGCTTCTGCTTTTTCACTTAGTTGAGTAATACCTAATAGCTGTTCGATAATCGCACGTTGATCAGCAGCCTTCATGCTTAAGAAAGGTTCAGTGTAGGTGTTTAGTGCAACTAGATGCCTAAACATATCGTGAGTCATGCCAAAAATTTCTTCAATGGCTTTTTGCGTTTCTCTACTGTCGCCTTGTGCTTCGTCGGTTTCTTGTGCAGATTGTTCGTGGCCGTTGACACTGAACTTTAAAACATTGGGCTTGCGACCTCGTTCGATGTGATAATCAACACCGTCTTTTTCAAAACTAACTGTACACAACATACCTTTGTTGTTAATCTTGTTAACAAGGTTGTCTTTCTTAATGTTAGTTAAAGCATTGCCGTAGATAGCATAGCTAAGACCGTTGATAATTGTAGTTTTGCCAGTACCATTACGAGCTCCGCTGTCGTCACCACCTAGATCTAGATTCTCACCTAGCACTAGAGTTAACTGTCCTTTGTCAAAATCTATAGCCTGGGTCTGTGCGCCCACGCTCATAAAGTTACGTACTGTGAGATTTTTAATTTTAATCATAGTTCTTTATAGATCTCCAACAACAGACCTTTGTCATAATTGTCGCTGTCAATGGCATTGATTTGATTCATAACAATTGTGTCAACGCTTTCAAAGTTAATGTCAATAGGAGCAGATTGTGCATCTACTTCTACCTTTTCTGGAATCAGCATAAGTTCACGCAACTTATACTGCGGCATAAATGTTTCTTTGATAAAATTAGCTTCTTCAAAACTAATAGGCAAGTCTATAGTCACACGACAATGCATTTTTTCACGTAACAGTTCGTCAGGACGATCAATGATTTGACTTAGTTTATAGGTTCTAAAAGTAGGCTGGTCAGTCCATGTACGATACTCTGGCTTTTCGCCCCACTCTAATAACATCATGCCACGATCATCATCACCTGCATCTGCATAATTATGAGGAAACGCATTACCAATGTAGCTGATGTTTCTACTGTGCTGGCGCTTGTGAAAGTGCCCAGTAAACACATGCTCTTGATTGGCAAAGTGCGGAGATTGCAACTGTCCGTGGTCTGGCATCTGTACCATGGCATTCATATAAAAGCTAGGTAGCTCTAAATGCCCAAACATGTATTTGCTTTTGATATTAGGAATATTTTTCCATTCATCGGCAACTAGCCAAGGCATAATAGTTACATCGCCTAGGGTCATAGTTTCTTTGATAGCAATCACGTTTGGAAACAGGCGCATAAACTCAACAGAATTAATTTCACGCTTGTCTTTGTAGAACAGATCATGATTGCCTAGAATAAAATATACCTTTTCAAAATTTTGACTTAATCGTTCTAAATTTGAAACGGTATAATTCATTGTGCTGACATCAGTGGTACTGCGATTATGATGCCAGTCGCCAAGGAAGATGCAGGTTTCTGCACCCTCCTTTTTTGCAGTTTCACAAAACCAAATTACGAAATCTTCGCAGTCTTGATTGTGTGTACGGCTTCCTGATTTAAGGCCGAAGTGTATATCGGTAAAACATGCAACTTTTTTAAATAGATTCATATGACTATTTTACAGGATTTTTTAAAGTAGATCAATCCCAATCACCGCCAACTTCACCAGATGAAACACCTGCGGTAGCAGTAACGCCTCCACCTCCACCTCCACTGTTCTGCCTGGTCCAGCTAGGATTCATACCATTCATTTCAAGTATATCGTCTCGAATATTTTGATTTCGTTTTTCTATATTAATGATTCTAACAAACGAATTAGTAACAGCAGCGGTATAGTAAGCAAAAGGATTATCACTTTTGCTCTCATCAAATTGCAGACCAATTTGAGTAAGCTGAAGAATTGCCTGTCCCCGCATTTCGTCATTGTAAGTATATCCACGAACGTTTCCTCTGGTAGCATAACGCTCACAAAGTTTAATAAACATGCGAGCTAGGTTGTTGGTCATTTGTCCATGCTCCTTGTTAAACTCGCCTTTTTCTAAATCTCCCTTCCAATGACTTTTTCCTACTAGAATCAAGTTGTCATTTTCATCAAACTTCCAATGTTGAAAAGGTGGAAAGTTTACCTTGTCATGGCTGTCGGCAGTATTCTTTAAAGTTTTTTTACGACCGGGTGCTAACGGGATATGTTCAAAGGTCATAATGCGAAAAACCACATCAGTCTTTTTAATAGTTTTGTAGTCCACTTCAAATTCTTTTGCAGGAAGTTTTTTCCCTCCCAGGATAATAGCCTGCTCATGCGCCTGCTTGCCCATCCTAGTTGCTCTAGCACGTTTTGCGTCTGCTATTGTGCGGATGTTAACTTTAGCTAAGTTGGGCAAAATAATATCGTACTCGCTGTGTTCCGTCGCTAGGAACGTACAGTAGGTGTTTTTGCTTAGGTGAATTTCTCTTAGTAAATCTTTGTTAGTTAGGTACTTTATTTTAGGTGGCTGCGTTATTAACGTCATAGTTATAGGAATCTCCAAGTTATATAATAATAGCACATTTTTTTAATAATAAATAGTCTAAACGGAGTCTTTTTATGTCTTTATCGCTCAATCCATTTTCATCAGTTATCTCCTCAGCTACAAAAGCTGTTAGCTCTGTTACCAACGCTTTTGGAGGTGGACGTGGAGGTGGAATATCAACAGGAATGGCCGATTTAGAAAAAACAGTAGGCCGTTTAAGCGGATCTATCGGCTCTGCATTTAACGGAGCCAGCGTAGGTGGAATGCCCGACTTGGGGACAGCAATGAAAGGACTCGGTAATATTGCAGGAGGACTTTCAAATGCCGGCGGAGATATTGGTCGTGCTATCAATGGTCTAGGCATAGGGGGTGCTATTGGTTCAATCGGCAGTATTGCCGGCGCAGTATCGTCGGCCGCAGGACAACTGAACAATGTACTTAGCATTTTTAGGGGCAAGAACCTACCCAGTAGTGGCGAGCTATTTCAGTCTAGGGGATCCTTTGTTGAAGTACAATCTTCAAATGCCAGCGATTGGCGTGTTAGAGTTAACTGCAATTTTGGCCTGTTTGGTGAAGGAGCATTTCCTAGACTGCGTGACACCAACGGTGTAGTGTGGCCTTATTTGCCCAGCGTATCGATTGCCACCAAAGCAAATTACAGTACCATTGATCCTGTTCACAACAATTATCCTTTCCAGGCTTATAAAAACAGTTCTGTAGAAGATATAACTATTGCCGGCGAATTTAGCTGTGAAACTGAAACTGATGCTCAATACTGGATTGAAGCTACAACATTTTTTAAAGCAGCAACAAAAATGTTTTATGGCGCCAGCGACAACGTTGGCAACCCTCCAGTTATTTGTAATCTGTCAGGATACGGTCCAGCAGTATTAAACAGCGTACCTGTTATAATAAAAAGTTTTAGTGTTGACCTTCCTGAAGATGTTAACTACGTTAAATGTAATACAAATTTTGGCACATCGTGGGTACCTATTGTTAGTAAAATATCTATTACAGTTTCGCCAATATACAATAGAACACGTCTAAGACAATTTAGTCTTCAACAATATGTTGCTGGAGATATGAGCATGAAGGGTTATATCTAAAATGGCAAACGTTGAAAAGAAAATCAAATATAGAAAAACCAGTCCCTGGGTGAATACTAAACAAAATAAATTGTATTTGGAATTAATGACAGTTAGGCCAGTCCCGTCAGAAAAAACTGATTTCAGATATATCCTAGAAAATCAATATCGTCATCGTCCAGATTTATTAGCTTATGATCTTTATGGAGATCCTAAGCTGTGGTGGGTATTTGTTCAAAGAAATATGGATGTAATCAAAGATCCTATCTATGATTTTGAGCCAGGTATTGAAATTTATATTCCTAAAAAATCAAATTTACAAAATTATCTAGGTATCTAATATGTGGGATGACTTTGGATTCAGCGGCGATGTTAACAACGAAGATCCTGGAATATTGAATCTACGTAGGGGAGTGGCCACGGTAGCAACAAACTTATCAGAAGGCAATTTAACCAGCATCGAAATAGACACTGAGTTTGGAGATATTGACGGAGCAATACTAAAAAATAATTACTGGAACCTTACTGGCCTTGCAACTCCTTCTACTATAGACGGTCCCCCGTTTGAAAATATCTTAGAACAATTTGCATCGTATGCTCCGCTCTGGACATTGTGTTGTCTAAGTCCCGATCAATTTAATAATCCTTATTCATATAGAGGAATACCTGGAGCATTAGAAAATGTTGTATTTTCTAGTGCAGGTAGATATGACGATAAGAGAGCATCTACTATTGTAGGTGAACCAGAATATTATGTCAATAATTTTTCAATGGATATGACAACAGCAGCCACTGAAAAAGCTGGATCAACAAACATGATATCAATGTCCTTTGATGTTTATGAACCGTATTCAATGGGATATTTCCTTCATAGTTTACAGACCGCAGCTATTAATGCAGGATACCCTAATTATAACGGAACACCTTTTCTATTAAAATTAGAATTTGTTGGCCATAAAGATAATGGACAGATGTTTGGTAGTACAGATTCTTTAGAAAAGTATTTTGTTATTCAATTTAAAAAAGTTACATTTAGTACCAACGAAGGTGGCTCAAATTATAAATGCGAAGCAGTACCTTATCACCATACTGGATTTACCAATGTTGCCCAGCAAGTTGCAACAGATTTAAAACTGCGAGGTGAAGACATTAAAGAGATGTTAATATCGGGCGAGTCTAGTTTGTGTGTAACATTGAATAGGGCTCAAGAAGAATTAGTAAAAGGTGAAAAACAAACCACAGCTGATGAATATATTATAGTATTTCCTGAAAATTGGGCCGACCGTGTAGGATTACCTGGCGAGGAAACTGGTGGTAGATGGGTTGGAGGTGATGGAGACGAAGCAATGACTTGGGATCCTACTAAACCTATTTCTGCACCATTGGTGGGTCGCACAGGACAAAACAGTTTAGATTACGGAAACGGTCCTATTGGAACTAGCAAATTAGGCTTTGGACCTAGCAGTGGCGGCAACTATAATTTTGGTTTTGAAGCAGATGTTACAGACGAAGAAACTGGATTAATTAAAAGAGGTGAATTAAGAATTGACCCTAAACAAAGAGAGTTTCAGTTTAACAAAGGTGCAACTATTCAAAATATAATTCAAGAAGTTATATTAAGCAGTGAATATGCCAAAGATGCAATCGATCCTAGTAAAATGGATGAAGAAACTGGAAGGATTAGTTGGTTTAGAGTAGACGTACAAATAATAATTGGTAGTTTTGATACTATAAGAAATTGTAGACAACGAACTTACATTTTTAGAGTATTGCCTTTTAAAGTACATTCTAGTGTATTTAGAGCTCCAACAGCTAATCCTAAAGGATACCCTGCCTTAAACAAAATTATCGGCAAAGAATACAAATACATTTACACTGGACAAAACAACGATATTATAAAGTTTGATATACAGATCAATCAATTATTCCATCAGGGGCAAATGATAACAGAAGCAGAAAATAGCGGAGATGTAGCTAACAAACCACTTAATCAATCATACGAAGATCCTGATCAAAAGATGAAAAATGTCTCTACGGGCGATGTAGAAACAACTACAACTCCAGACGCTAGTCCGTCATACGGTGATTTTGCAATGACTAAAATTACCACCAAAGGCGGTCCCGGCGCTCAAACTGTAGCAAGGCGTGTTGCCGAAGTGCTTAAAAATAAAATTTTAAAACAAGGCACCGGCGACATGACAAAAATAAATTTAGAAATTATTGGCGATCCTTACTGGATAAGCGATAGCGGAATGGGAAATTACCTAGGAGACATCTACGACGGCCCTAATGCCGGCGGTGTTGATGCTATGAGAGATGCTGCCGGTAGTTTAAATTATCAAGGCACTGATACTTACATTAGAATAATTTTTAGAACTCCAGTAGAACCTAATCTAGGAACTAGTGGACAAGGCGGTCTTTATAATTTCCCCCCAGGTGAAAAAATTAATCCCTACAGCGGAATTTATAAAGTTATCAAATGTAACAACAAATTCAGCGACGGGAAATTTATACAGACATTAGAAGCTACACGCATGCCAAATCAACCATGGGACTATGATCCATATAAAGGGGCGAGCAAGAACCCGTATGGGATTGATATATCACAAGAAGACACTATTGACCTTTCTCCTAATGGCGAAATGTCTAATGATGTTGATTACAGTGATTTATTTGGTATAGATGCTGGCGGTTTAGGCCCCGGATATACAGATGAAGAAATTGCACAGAACAATGCTGACCTTGGTGATTGGGATGGATAAAAAATGGCACAAGTAAAAAGAGAATCAGCAAACGCCGCATCAGACATATCTGGCGGCCCGTTTTTAGCTAAAGTTGTAGGGCATTTAGATCCTAGCTTTATGGGTGGCCTAGAAGTTACATTATTAAAGAAAGATGGTAATAGTGTAGGCGATGGCGGACAAACTTACGGTGTTCGTTTTTCCTCACCATTCTTTGGTCAAACAGCGTTTGAATTCCAGGGTGAAAATAAAGACGATTTTAATGACAGCCAGAAAAGCTACGGTATGTGGTTTGTCCCGCCTGATGTTGGGGTAACTGTTATTGTGTTTTTCATAGACGGGGATCCCAGCCAAGGTTTTTGGATGGGCTGTGTCCCAGATAGATTTACTAATCACATGGTGCCTGCAATTGCTGGGTCGGATGCTGTGGAATTTGCAGAAGGTGATGCGGAGTATTATGATGTTGATAATGTTCCAGTAGCAGAAATAAATCGTAGAGCTAACGACCTTGAAGAAGGCATGGAAATAGATAAAATTCCTAAAGCAGTTCATCCTTTTACTGACCACCTAAGAGAAGAAGGCCTGCTTGCAGACGATGTCAGAGGAGTTTCAAAGAGTACAGCTCGTAGAAATGTTCCTAGTAGTGTTTATGGAATTTCAACACCCGGCCCGCTCGATCGTAGAGACGGTGCTAAAAAATCTTTTATTGGCAAAGTACAAAGTCAAAGTCCGACACCTGTTCCTGTAAGTCGTCTAGGTGGTACACAATTTGTTATGGATGACGGTGATGACCGTTATCAGCGCAGAACTAATGCCAGTGAAGGTGGATACGATTATGCAGACACACTAGGAGGTGATAGCGGTGAACCTGCTATTCCTAAAGATGAATATGTAAGACTGCGTACACGAACAGGGCATCAAATTTTAATGCATTCTAGTGAAGATTTAATTTACATAGGCAACAGTAGAGGAACTAGTTGGATTGAAATGTCCAGTGATGGAAAGATTGATATTTTTGCAGAAGATAGTGTTAGTATACACACCAAACAAGATTTTAATTTCTATGCCGATCGTGATTTTAATTTAGAAGCTGGCAGAAATATCAACATGAAAGCATCTGCTGTACATGAAACAGGAGGCGGCAACTTTCGTGTAGACACAGAAGCTAATACTAGATTTTTTGTCAAAGGCGATACAAAAATTACCACAGAAGGTGAAGTTCATATTGCTACACTTATGAGCAATCATATAACTTCTTCAATGGACAATAATTTTAAAAGCATATTGTCAACTTATATTCAGTCGAGTACAGATACCCATTTAAAAGCTGGAACTAGTATTAATATTCAGTCTGATACAAGCATGGATATTAAGTCGGGTGATGCGATGCAGGTAACAGCAGGAGGCGACGGAAGCTGGGGAGCTGCCAATTTAACATTCACCGGTGGCGCTATTAACCTAAACGGACCCGAAGCAGCAGACGCAGCAGAAGCCACAAAATCAACCGCAGCCACTCCTACACTAGCACTAGGCATTACAGGAAATATAGTAATAAATCCAAATCAAGCAGAATGGATCAGTGATAGGTACGATACGTATACTCCGTTAGACAGCATTATGTTTAGAATACCCATGCATGAGCCTTGGCCTAATCATGAAAATTTAGATCCACTTTCTTGGAAACCCGATCTAACAGATAGAGAGCAAGCTGGCGGCGGCGAAGACGGTCTAGCAGCAGGTGGCGATGCTGGTGGCGATCCACCACCAGAGGAAGAATAAAATATGGCAAAATTATACAATCAACAATCAGTGGCAACTAACAAAGCCACAACAGCTCAAACAAGTTCTAGTTTTACCTACAGAGGATTTAGCTCTAATGAAGTAAAAAATAACTTTAAACTCTATGATATCAATTTAGTTAAACGAGATTTAATGAATCATTTTTATATTCGTAAAGGTGAAAAATTAGAAAATCCTAACTTTGGAACTATTATTTGGGATATGCTGTTTGAAAATTTCACACCCGAAATTAAAAAAATGATCACAGATGATGTGCAACAAATTATTAATTACGATCCAAGAGTTAAGGTTAATGCATTGACTATTGATACTACAGATATGGGAATCCGCATACAAGCAGATGTGGTTTATTTGCCCTTTAACATCAATGAGCGCATGACTTTTGACTTTGATAAAAAGAATAATATTGTTAACTGACCACTTTATTTTTTAGGGTAAATATGATATCAGGGCGTTAAAATGACAACTACTACAAGACAAACAAATTTAATTATCAATCAGGATTGGACAAGGATCTATCAGACCTTTAAAAATGCTGACTTTAAAAGCTACGACTTTGAAAATCTCCGTCGTGTAATTATCACGTATCTGCGTGAAAATTACCCAGAAGACTTCAACGATTACATTGAAAGCAGTGAATATCTTGCCCTGATTGATGCTGTTGCTTTTCTTGGTCAGAGTCTTGCCTTCCGTATTGATCTTGCTAGTCGTGAAAACTTTATTGAATTAGCTTCTCGTAGAGAAAGCGTCCTTAGAATAGCTCGTATGTTGAGTTATAATGCTAAGAGGAATATTGCCAGCAAAGGTCTGTTG